GCCAAGATGGGCATTCCTGAAGGGGTTGTTCCTACTGCGTGGTGGGTCGGCTTCCGAGTCGATGACAACGCTGTCTGGGACGAAGTAAAGAAGGGTACTTACCGCGCGTTCAGCGTTGGTGGTGCCGGTGTCCGTGAGAAGGTGGACGACTAGGAAGGAATGCGCTATGCCAAAGCACAGGCTGTCCAAGATGCGGATTGATAGAGTATCGCTGGTCGACCGTCCGGCTCACCCAGACGCCGAGGTGGTCATTGCCAAGCGTGATGAAAGCGAAGACAATCTTGAAAGGTTCGACAAGAACACGAGTTACTTTGTTGAACCTGACATGATTCACGAAGACACGTCTGCGGACGAGATCGAAAAGGAAATGGATATGGGTGACGAGATGCACGACGCCGACGGCTCGTCCAAGAAAAAGAAGGCTCGCAAGATGCCTCAGGATGTCCTTGATCATTTCAAGGGCATGGAGAAGGCTGAAGAAGACGAGCTTGTTCTTGACGAGTTGGACGAGGACTTTGAGGACGCAGAGGATCTGGAGAAGTTCGACGAGCTTCTTGCCGATCTGCCTGCCGAAGTCGTTGAGTACATCGAGAAGCTGGAAGACACCGTGATCGACCTTGCTAAGGAAGATGAAGACGATCAGCTTCTCGAAGACGACGAGCTTGACGAGGCTGATCTCGTTGACGACATGAAGAAGGAAGACGACGACATCGTTCTTGAGGACGAGGATCTCGACCTTGAAGACGACGAGGTCGAGAAGTTCCTGAAGAGCGCTGACCCGCGTCTCGCTGAGATCGTCAAGTCGGCCGTTGACCGTGCAGAGGCTGCTGAGACCATCGCCAAGCGTGAACGCGATCTCCGTCTGGAGAAGGAGTTCATCGCCAAGGCTGAGGATCTCTCCCACCTGCCCGCCAAGTCGGACGAAGTCGTTGCTCTCCTCAAGGCCGTTCACACCGGCGCTCCCCGTGCCGCTGGCGCGTTTGAGGAACTGCTGAAGCGCTGCAACAGCGCGATGGCTGAAGGCGACATCTACAAGTCTGAGGGTCAGGACGAGTCCTACGTGACCTCGTCCGCCGTTGCTCGCTGGGACAGCGCCGTTGAGGCCGTCCGTAAGAGCGACGACAGCCTCAGCTACGAGCAGGCGTTCGCGTCGGCTCTTGACCAGAACCCCGATCTCTACGAAGAGTACCTGACCGGAAAGGCCCGGTGAGCTAAATGGCTTACTATGGTGAACAACTCACCCACACGTTCGTTGCTGGCGAAGACCTCTCTGGAGACCAGTACTCCGCGGTCTACATCCATAGCGATGGAACGATCTACAACGATGACAACAGCGGCGCACGCGCCTTCCTCGGCATCCTTCAGGACAAGCCCGAGTCCGGCCAAGCTGGCGTTGTCTGCTTGATGGGGATCACGAAGGTCACCGTCTCTGGTTCCACCACGACTGGTTCGGCCTTCTCCGCAGGGTCGACGCCTTACGAGGTGGGAATTGTCCTTGACGGCACCGGCGCTGCTGGTGTTGCTACCGCCCTCATCACGCACGTCGCTGCGTGATTCTGACTCTCACTAAGGAGTAGAGCACATGCCTCAGCCCACCGCCGGTGATGTTCACGTCAATACACCCCTGACGAACATCTCCATCGCCTACATGCAGAACCGCAATGATTTCATCGCGACCCGTGTCGCGCCGAACATTCCGGTTCAGCGTCAGAGTGACCGCTATTACACCTACGACAAGCGGTACTGGATGAAGACCGAAGCTCAGAAGCGTGCGCCTGGTGCGCCGTCCGCTGGCTCGGGCTTCCAAGTCCTCTCGACGCCCACCTACTACGCCGACGTGTTTGCCGTCCACAAGGACGTGCCGGACCAGATTCGTGCGAACACCGACCGTCCGCTTGACGCTGACCGTGACGCGACCTCCTGGGTCACCTCGCAGATGCTTCTCAAGCGCGAGAAGGAGTTCGCCAACACCTTCATCAAGACGGGTGTCTGGGCCACCGAGGTTGACCTCAACGCCTCCGGCCAGACCAAGTGGGACGCTACTGGCGCGAACCCCATCGACAACGTGCAGGAACAGTCGGTTGACATGATGCGTAAGACGGGCATGCGCCCGAACGTCGGCATCATGACCCCCGATGTCGAGCGTGTCCTCGCCAACAACTCGCTCGTGCTTGATCGCATCAAGTACACGCAGCGTGGCGTCGTGACCCGTGAGCTTCTCGCCTCTCTGTTCGGTCTGGACAACCTCTACGTCCTGTCCGCTACCGAGTACACCGGTGAAGAGCCGTCGTCGCTGTACGACCCGTCGAGCGTCTCGGACGCTCAGTCGGTTAACGCCGACATGGGCTTCATTGCGGAAGACCCCGACACCGACACCGGTACGGGCTTCTTCGCTCTTGCTTACGTCAACCCGACTCCGTCGATCCTGACGCCGAGCGCCGCCTACACGTTCTCGTGGAACGGCTACCTTGGTTCGGGCGAAGAGGGTGGCCGTATCAAGCGCTTCCGCGTCGAAGAGAACGCCGCTGACCGGATCGAGATGGAGATGGCCTTCGACATGAAGGTTGTCTGCGCCGACCTGGGTATGCTGTTCACCAACGTCCACGACTGATACACTCAGTAGAATCGTCTATTGAGGAGTAGTCGCCTTGAACATCTCCGATGCTTTCAAGTTGGTCGCCGGTAAGCCTCTGAAGCTTCCGGTCCCTGGTAACCGCCGTGCTGAGCTTGGTGATGATGTCACCGAGTTCTTCA